ATGAAAGGTCGAAAGTTGAAAAACGTCTTAGAGCAGAAGCCGGAATCCTTAACGACTATGCATTCGACCTCGACGGGGCCCGATCTGAGATCCGGGGCCGACTGGATCGCCTGCGCAACGCCGCAGGAGCAGGAGGAGTTCCTGAAGGGTCTTGAGGAGAGCACTTTGCTGGCCTTGCCCTATCTGTTCGACTTTTGGGCCTTGCCACACCAGCTGCCGCCCGAGGGCGACTGGCGCACTTGGGTTGTGATGGGCGGTCGTGGTGCGGGGAAAACCCGCGCCGGGGCCGAGTGGGTGCGGGCAGAGGTCGAGGGATCACGGCCGTTGGATATTGGGCGCTCGCGCCGTGTGGCTTTGGTGGGGGAAACCATCGAGCAGGCGCGCGAGGTAATGGTGTTTGGCGACAGCGGTATCCTGGCCTGTTCGCCCCCGGATCGCCGCCCGAAGTGGGAGGCCACGCGAAAGCGGCTGGTTTGGCCAAACGGGGCGGTGGCGCAGGTGTTTTCAGCGCACGAACCCGAAAGCCTGAGGGGCCCGCAATTCGATGCGGCTTGGGTAGATGAGTTGGCCAAGTGGAAGCGAGCTGAAGATGCCTGGGACATGTTGCAATTTGGCTTGCGGTTGGGGCCGCAGCCTCGGCAATGCGTGACGACGACGCCCCGAAATGTGGATGTGTTGAAGACGGTGTTGGCGAGCCCGTCGACCGTGGTGACTCATGCCGCGACAGAGGCGAACCGGGCTTATCTGGCGGCGTCTTTCCTTGATGAGGTCAGAAGCCGATATGCGGGCACGCGGTTGGGGCGGCAAGAGCTTGAGGGCGTTCTGTTGGAGGACGCGGAGGGCGCTTTGTGGACCCTAGCGATGATCGAGGCGATGCGGATCGAGGCCGCGCCTGAGATGGACCGCATCGTTGTGGCGATCGACCCGCCTGTGACCGGTGGGGCCTCGGCTGATGAGTGCGGGATCATTGTGGCGGGGGTTCAGATGCAGGGCTCGCCGCAGGAGTGGACATCTGTGGTGCTGGAAGATGCCTCGGTTCAGGGGGCTTCACCTCAGCAATGGGCCGAAGCCGCTATAGCCGCGATGGAGCGGCATGGGGCGGACCGGTTGGTCGCAGAGGTAAACCAAGGCGGCGATCTGGTTGAAACTGTGTTGCGGCAAATCGATCCGTTGGTGCCTTATCGACCGGTACGGGCCTCTAAGGGCAAGGTCGCCCGGGCAGAGCCTGTGGCGGCGCTCTACGAACAGGGGCGGGTGTCTCATGTGCGCGGGCTTGGCGATCTAGAGGACCAGATGTGCCGCATGACCGCGCAAGGCTATGAGGGGCAGGGCAGCCCGGATCGCGTAGACGCGCTTGTCTGGGCCTTGCATGCGCTGATGATCGAACCGGCGGCCGGATGGCGCCGTCCTCGGGTGCGTACGCTGTAATCAAGATTTGTTTAACCAAAATTGGAACTCTGCCTTTCGTGGGCGGGGTGAGTTGTTGTGCCCAAGCGACCCGGAAGGAGCAATCGGATGGTATTGAACATGTTTCGCCGCGAGGCACCGGAGGTGAAGGCCAGCGCCACGGGACGCGTGGTGGCCTTTCACGGGGCGGGCCGCGTAGCCTGGAGCCCGCGGGACGTTGTGTCGTTGACCAAAACAGGGTTCGCGGCGAACCCGGTGGGGTTCCGCTCGGTCAAGCTGATTGCAGAGGCGGCGAGCGCGTTGCCCTTGGTTCTGCAGGACAGTGAGCGTCGGTTTGAAGTGCATCCGGTACTGGATCTGATCCGCCGTCCGAATGCGGCGCAGGGGCGGGCCGAGTTGTTCGAGGGGCTGTTCGGGCAGTTGTTGCTGTCGGGGAACGCATATGTTGAGGCCGTCGGAGACGAAGGCGTTCCGGCAGAGCTGCATGTGCTGCGCTCGGACCGGATGAACCTAGTGCCTGGGGCGGATGGGTGGCCAGTGGCCTATGAATACGCCGTGGGTGGACGCAAGCATCGCTTCGATATGACAGGCGGGGTGCCTCCGATCCTGCATATCAAAAGTTTCCATCCGCAGGATGATCACTATGGGCTGTCTCCGATGCAGGCGGCTGCAACGGCGATCGATGTGCACAACGCGGCGTCGCGCTGGTCAAAGGCGTTGCTGGACAATGCGGCGCGGCCGTCCGGGGCGATTGTCTATCGCGGCGTCGATGGGCAGGGGCAGATGTCGGAAGAGCAGTACCAGCGCCTTCAGGATGAGATGCTGAGCTACCATCAGGGGGCCTCGAACGCGGGGCGGCCGATGTTGCTGGAAGGCGGCTTGGACTGGAAACCCATGGGTCTGTCGCCGCAGGACATGGAGTTCCAAAAGACAAAGGAAGCCGCTGCGCGAGAGATCGCCTTGGCCTTTGGCGTGCCGCCGATGTTGTTGGGGCTGCCGGGGGACGCGACCTATTCGAATTACCAGGAAGCGAACCGGGCGTTTTACCGGCTGACCGTGTTGCCGTTGGTCTTGAAAGTGACTGCGGCCCTGTCGGAGTGGTTGTCGCTGTATGCCGGAGAGATGGTGCACCTGAAACCCGATCTGGATCAGGTGCCCGCGTTGGCAGCAGAGCGGGAAAGCCAGTGGAAACGGATTTCGGACGCGGATTTTCTGACGAATGCCGAGAAGCGGCATCTGCTTGGGCTGCCCAAGCTGGCGGAGGATGCATGAGTGTACCGGAACGCAGCGGCTCGCGGTTTCTGTATGCGCCCTTCGAGATGGCCAACGCCAAGATCGAAGCGAATGAGCGGGTCGCGATGGAGCGGTGGTCGGCCTTGGAGTACCGGCTGACGCGCATTGAGGCGCTGATGGAGCGTCTGGAGCGGCGGTTGTGGTTGGCTGTCTACGGCGTTGCAGCAGCTGTTTTGGCGCAGTGGGCGGTGTCGCTTCTGGGCGCGCAATAACGAAATTCGAAGGGCAGCGCCGAGCTGCGGTCAGGTGGGGATCTGGCCAGAGCGGCGGTTTGGCGCTGCCCAAGAGCGAAGATTTCTAAGGAGTTTTCTGCATGTCCCAAATGGGGTTGGAACATAAGTTTTGCGGGCTCGAAAGCACGCTGAGCGTGACCGATGGTCATGTGGTCGAAGGCTATGCCTCTTTGTTTGGCAAGGCTGATCAGGGCGGTGATGTGGTGCAGCCGGGGGCCTATGCCGGGTCGCTGCAGGCGCTGGCGAAGGCCGGGCGCTCGGTCAAGATGCTTTGGCAGCATGACCCAGCCCAGCCCATCGGGATTTGGGATGAGGTGCGCGAGGATGCGACGGGCCTGTATGTCAAAGGCCGCCTGTTAGACGACGTCGCCAAAGGGCGCGAGGCTGCGGCCTTGATCGAGGCCGGTGCCATTGACGGGCTGTCCATCGGCTATCGCACCAAGCGGGCCGAGAAAGATGCAAGCGGGCGCCGCCTGCTTTCCGAGTTGGAGCTGTGGGAGGTCTCTCTTGTGACCTTCCCCATGCTTCCCGATGCGCGGGTCGGGGCCAAGGCAAGTGATGCCGAGGACACCCTGCTGCGTGAGATGGCGGTGGCTTTTACCGACGCTGCCAAATCGCTGGCGGGCCCTGACGGCCTCGTCTGAACACCAACTAAGGATCACGAAATGAGCACATGTGAGACCAAGGCCGGGGCGGGCTCGCCCACGGCAGAGGTGACGTCTGCCCTGAAGAGCTTTGTCAGCGACATCAAGGGCTTTCAGGACACGATCAACAACCGACTTCAGAAACAAGAAGAGCGACTGACCATGCTGGACCGCAAGACTGCATTTAACGGGCGTCCCGCCCTTTCCACCGCCGCCGATGTCGAGGCGCCGCACCAGAAGGCCTTTGCTGCCTATCTTCGTTCGGGTGACGAGGACGCCCTGCGTGGCCTGGACATGGAAGGCAAGGCGATGAGCACTGCCGTGAACACCGATGGGGGGTTCCTGGTGGATCCACAGACCTCAGAAGAGATCAAGTCGGTGCTGAAATCCACGGCCTCGATCCGCTCGATTGCCAATGTTGTGGCGGTAGAGGCGACCTCTTACGACGTGCTGATTGACCATTCGGATGTTGGCTCTGGCTGGGCGTCGGAAACATCGACCCTGACCGAGACCGCGACCCCGCAGATCGACCGCGTCACCATTGCGTTGCACGAACTGTCTGCGATGCCCAAGGCCAGCCAGCGCCTGCTGGATGACAGTGCCTTTGACGTCGAAGGCTGGCTGGCGACGCGGATTGCCGACAAATTCCTGCGCTCGGAGGCGACGGCCTTCATCAACGGTGATGGTGTCGACAAGCCGAAAGGCTTTCTGGATCACACGGCGGTCGCCGAGGCCAGCTGGAGCTGGGGCAACGTGGGCTATATCGCGACCGGTGCGGATGGGGATTTCAGCGGTGCAAACCCGTCTGATGCAATCCTGGATCTGGTCTATGCGCTGAATGCCCAATACCGCGCGAATGCGACTTTCGTGATGAACTCGAAAACTGCGGGCGCCGTGCGCAAGATGAAAGACGCCGATGGCCGCTTCCTGTGGTCGGACGGTCTGGCCGCGGCAGAGCCTGCGCGTCTGTTGGGCTATCCGGTACTGATCGCGGAAGACATGCCGGATATCGCGTCGGATTCCATGGCGATTGCCTTTGGTGATTTTGCTGCCGGCTACACCATTGCCGAGCGCCCGGACCTGCGTGTTCTGCGCGATCCGTTCAGCGCCAAGCCTCATGTCCTGTTCTATGCGACCAAGCGTGTGGGTGGTGATGTCAGCGACTTTGCGGCGATCAAGCTGCTGAAATTCGCGGTCTCCTAAGCGACCTGCGAAGGGCCGTTTCGGCGGTCTGACGGCGCGCGCCGGGGGATACTTGTGTTGTCTAGCAGCCTCCTCCGTCCGAGCAATGCAAGCGGCGCGCGCCTGACCCTGTCGGGGGAAATCCGGAGATGAATATGATGTTAAGTGTTGTGACCCCCGTGCCGGATGCAGCGTTGCCGGTGGAGGCCTTCAAGGACCACCTGCGACTTGGAACCGGTTTCGCCTCTAGCGGGTCGGAAGACGCGCTGCTGTTGGGCTTTCTGCGGGCTGCAATGGCGGCGGTTGAAGGACGCACGGGCAAAGCTTTGTTGCTTCGTACCTATCAGTGGACGCTGACGGCGTGGCGTGATGCGACACGGCAAGCTTTGCCGGTGGCCCCGGTAGCGGTGGTGTCAGAGCTTCGGTTGACTGATAGTGCGGGCAGCGAAGAGGTGGTCGCGGCCGAGACCTATCGTCTGGTGCGCGATACCCATCGCCCGTTGCTAGAGGCGCTGGGGATCGCTTTGCCGATGGTGCCGTTGGGCGGTGAGGCGCGGGTGACGTTTGATGCGGGCTTCGCGGCGGATTGGACAAATTTGCCTGCCGATCTGGCGCAAGCCGTGTTCATGCTGGCAGCGCATTACTATGAACACCGTCAGTCCTCGGGCTTTGGCGAACCGGATATGCCCTATGACGTTGCCAAGCTGATCGAGCCTTGGCGGACGGTGCGTATCTTGGGTGGAGGCCGCCCATGACGGCCCCGGTTCTGAACAGAAAGCTGGTTTTGGAAAGCCCCCTGCGGGCCGAGGACGGCGCGGGTGGTTACACGCAGTACTGGGTCGAGCTTGGTTCGCTTTGGGCCGACGTAAAGCCGGGGACCGGGCGAGAGCGCGCCAGCGGCGGCACGACCCTGTCGCGCGTGGCCACGAAGATTACGGTACGCGGGGCGCCCGAAGGATCGGATGCGCGACCCAAACCCGAGCAGCGATTTCGCGAAGGCAATCGGGTTTTCACCATCCTCGCTGTAACGGAACGCGATGCCCGGGGCCATTACCTGACCTGTTTCACGGAAGAGGAGCAGGGCGCATGAGCTATGCCGTTTCAGCCGCGTTACAGGCGGCGGTGTACCAGTCATTGACCTCGGATGCCGTTCTGGTCGGCCAAGTGGGCGACGCGATCTTTGATGCGATGCCTGCGGGCGAGGTGCCCCCTATCTATGTGACGCTTGGGCCCGAGAAGGTGCGCGATGCCTCGGATGCGACGGGGCGCGGGGCAATTCATGTCTTCGTGGTCAGTGTGGTGACCTCTGAGGCGGGGTTTCAGATGGCCAAAACAGTCTCGGCAACGATCTGTGACCGACTGATAGATGTAGATCTGGTTTTGACCCGCGGCACCCTGATCAACCTGAGTTTCGACAGCGCGAAGGCAAGGCGGACAGAAAACGCAGACCTGCGCCAGATCGATCTGACCTTTCGCGCCCGTGTGGCGGATGAATAACCCTTGCAAGGAGTGACAAGATGACAGCCCAAAGCGGCAAGGACCTTCTGATCAAGCTGGACCTCAATGGAGCCGGCCAGTTTCAGACCATCGCGGGCCTGCGCGCCACGCGGATCAGCTTTAACGCCGAAACGGTGGATGTGACCTCTCTGGAAAGCCAGGGTGGGTGGCGAGAGCTTCTGGGTGGGGCGGGCGTGAAGTCGGCCTCTTTGTCGGGGTCTGGTGTATTCAAAGATGAAAACACCGATGAACGTGCCCGCCAGATTTTCTTCGAAGGAGAAACGCCAGAGTTCCAGGTGATCATTCCGGACTTTGGGATTGTCCAGGGTGCGTTTCAGATCAGCGCGATCGAATACGCAGGCAGCCACAATGGTGAGGCGACCTATGAAATCTCACTGGCTTCGGCCGGTGCGCTGAGCTTCACCGCCCTGTGATGGCGAACCCGTGGAGCGGAGAGGTGGCGTTGGTTTTGAACGGTGAAAGTCACGTTCTGAAGCTGACGCTTGGTGCATTGGCAGAGCTGGAGGCAGCGTTAGAGGCTGACAGTCTTGTTGCGCTGATCGAGCGGTTCGAGGGTGGCAGATACGCGACCCGTGACGTTCTGGCTTTGCTGTTGGCGGGGTTGCGAGGCGGGGGGTGGGCTGGGTCCTCGGATGATCTGGCTGCGGCTGAAATTGCTGGCGGCCCGGTTGAGGCAGCAAAGGTTGCTGCGCAGCTTCTGGCACGCGCCTTCACGGTACCGAATGCAGCGATTTGAATGGGCAGCCCTGATGCGCGCCGGGATATCAGGCTTACGCCTGAGGCCGTCTGAGTTCTGGGCGCTTACCCCTGCAGAACTGGCCTTGATGCTGGGCGTCGGTCCCGGGTCGGCGCCGCTTTCGCGCGGGCGGCTGGAAGAGCTTGCCCGTGCGTTCCCCGATAGTGATGGAGGTTAAGATGACCAGTCGGTTTGATTTAGAGGAACTCGGCGACGATCTGGATGCCTTGGAGACCAGCTTTGCCGATACCCGCAGTATGGCACGTGCCTTCGACGTAGAGCTTTTGCGAATGCGAGAGAGCCTGACGCTGACCAATGCGGAGGTGGGCACGTTTTCGCGCTCTGTCGGTCGGGGTTTAAGAAATGCCTTTGACGACTTGGTCTTTGAAGGCGCCAAGCTTTCAGATGTTCTGAAGGATGTCGCCCAATCGATTAGTAACGCTGCCTATAACGCGGCAATGCGGCCCGTCCAAAACCAACTTGGAGGGCTGGTTGCAGGCGGGATCGAGGGGTTGATCAGCTCTGTCGTGCCCTTCGCGAATGGTGGTGCTTTCACCCAGGGGCGCGTGATGCCCTTTGCCACTGGCGGGATCGTCAGCGGGCCGGTTGCCTTCCCAATGCGAGGTGGCACCGGCTTGATGGGCGAAGCCGGACCCGAGGCGATCATGCCTCTGACGCGTGGGGCGGACGGGCGTCTTGGCGTCCGCTCTGAAGGGGGTGGGCGGTCGGTCAACATCACCATGAACATAACGACCCCTGACGTTCAGGGTTTCCAACGCAGCCAAAGCCAGATCGCCGCGAATATGTCCCGGCTGATGGCTCGTGGTCGCCGCAATCTGTGAGGATCGGATGGGATTTCACGAAATACGCTTCCCGGCAAACCTGAGCTTTGGATCGGTTGGTGGGCCGGAACGCCGGACCGACATCGTAACGCTTGCGAACGGGTTCGAAGAGCGCAACACGCCGTGGGAACACGCGCGTCGGCGGTATGACGCGGGTGTGGGCTTGCGTTCGCTAGATGATATCGAGGCCCTGATTGCCTTCTTCGAGGCCCGCCGCGGCCCCCTTTATGGGTTCCGCTGGAAAGACTGGTCTGACTACAAGTCAAGTTCTCCATCGAAAGATGTGACCTTCGCGGATCAGGTGATCGCGGTGGGCGATGGGGAAACGACCGTATTCCAACTGACCAAGGAATATCGGTCAGGCGCGGCTGTTTATGTGCGCCCGATCTCTAAACCCGTCAGTGCCTCGGTTCAGGTGGGTGTTGATGGATCTCCCGTTCAGGAAAGCCTGGGATTCGAGGTCGATCTAGCAACTGGGCTGATCACCTTGGCCGAAGCGCCTGATGTCGGTGCGCGCGTCACAGCCGGGTTCGAGTTTGACGTGCCTGTGCGGTTCGATACCGAGGGGATCCAAACCTCTGTTGCCAGCTATCAGGCCGGGGATGCGCCGCAGGTGCCCGTGATCGAGGTGCGTGTCTGATGGAGGGAAAGCAAAGTCTGATAGCGCATCTTCAGAGCGGCACGACGACAACCTGTCGGTGCTGGTCTGTCACCCGCGTGGATGGAGTGGTGATCGGGTTCACCGATCACGACAGCGACCTGTCTTTTGAAGGTGTGACCTTCAATGCCGACAGCGGGATGACGGCGCGCAGTTTGCGACAAAGTTCGGGCCTTTCGGTCGACAATACCGAGGTACTAGGGGCGCTGAACCATGCGTCTGTTCGAGAAGAGGATATTGCGGCCGGACGCTATGATGGGGCTGAGGTCGTCGCCTGGTTGGTCAACTGGGCGAATGCAGAAGAACGCCTGCTGCAGTTCCGAGGATCGATTGGCGAAATCACACGCCAAGGCACTTCGTTTACAGCAGAGTTGCGTGGGCTGGCTGAAGCTTTGAACCGACCCGTTGGGCGGATCTATCATGCTGATTGCAGCGCAGTTCTTGGGGATCAGGCCTGCGGTTTTGATCTATCCCAACCCGGTTATGCGGTTGAGACGACTTTGGAAGCCGTGGAGGAGAACAGGATTTTCCGGTTTTCAAGTCTGCCGGAGTTCGAGGTCCAATGGTTTCAGAAAGGCACACTTGAAGTTCTGGATGGGGAGGCTTCGGGTTTGAAGGGCGTAATCCAGAATGACCAGATGACGGAAAACGGTCGATTGGTGTCGCTTTGGGATGCGCTGCGCGTGCCGGTTCTGGTCGGAAGCAAAGTGCGGCTGACCGCGGGATGCGACAGGCGGGCCGATACCTGTCGATTGAAATTCAACAATTTCCTGAACTTCAGGGGCTTCCCACACATCCCTGGCGACGACTGGATGATGGCCTATCCGCGACAAGGTCAAAACAATAATGGAGGGTCTTTGCGATGAACTCTGGAATTGCAGAGCAGGTCGTGACCGAAGCCCGCAAGTGGATTGGTACGCCATATGTTCATCAGGCCTCTTGCCTGGGCGCTGGGACCGATTGTCTTGGACTATTGCGGGGCATCTGGCGGGGTGTCTTGGGGCATGAGCCCGAAGCGGTGCCAGCTTACACAAAGGACTGGTCTGAAGCCTCGGGGGTTGAGGCGCTTTGGCAGGCAGCACGGCGCAATTTGACCGAAAAACCGTTGTTGGACGCGGCTTCAGGCGACGTTTTGCTTTTTCGAATGCGATCTGGTGCTGTTGCCAAACATCTTGGGATCCAAGGGAGCCTAGAGAGCTTTATCCACGCGTATTCTGGCCACTCGGTGGTCGAAAGCAGTTTCAGTGCCCCGTGGCGCCGCCGACTGGTGGCGCGTTTCGCCTTTCCTGAAGGAGTAAGTTAA